CGTCTTCCCGTCCGCGTCATTTGTCACAACGTCGAGCATCCCGGAAAGCGCCCCGCCGCCGTCGCCCGTGATTGCTCCCAACGGAAGAAGCGCCCCCGTTGGCGTAAGCGTCCCGCCGATTATCGTGTTCCCATCGTCGGCATCGATCGAAACCAACGTAGCCTCGTCCGAATCTGTAAACAAGAAAGCGGAGCCGTCGGTGTCCGTGACCTTGAAGGTCATGTTTGCCGTTTGTGCATATGTCTGATAACTGTTGGAAGAAATCGGCCCCGTTGTGATAGACAGATACGGCGTATAGAGCCGCCCATCCGCCCGCCAGCCATACCCAGCCGCCATATAGATCCAGTAATCGCTGGACGTGCTCACCCCCGCAGCGGAAAGGTCGATCGCATTCGGCACCGTGCCCAGCGAATTCACATAGATCCCCGCGCCGGCATTATGCGCCCCCGCAATACCGAGCAACCCGTCCGAATTGATCGAGGCCTTTACCACAGACCCCGAATCCGCAACAGCAAAAGTAGTGACCCCAGCGGCGTCTCCAAGGATGAACAGCGGCCCGGCCCCGGCGCTTGTAATTGTCGGCCTGGCCGCGTCGCCCGCAAACGTGAGCAATTCAACGGCGTCGCCAAGGTCAAAAAGAATCTGTGGATCTGTCCCCGTATCGATCAGGCTTATCCCGTCGCTATCGGCGTTGAGCAAGAACATATCGCTCCCGGCCAACGCTTTGATTTCAAAGTCGTTGTTCGCGTCTGCCGAAAGGCCGAATGTGGCGTAAGGTGTTTCACCGTCCTCCAACGTCATCCCGGTAAACAGATCGTCATCCCGATCGAGCACAATAGACTGGTTCAAGGTCGATGTCGCGTCCGTCCAGTCGATATGTTCATATGCGTCATAACCGTTTAAACTGTTATGGCCCGGAACATAGTTCGCGCCCAACGCCGTGCCGGTCCACACGCCCACCGTAATCGTTCCCACTGTGGCGATTTCGCTCCCCGGCTTCCACTCAAAATCCCCCGTGGTGTCTTCGTATGTCAGGTAGTCTTCGTCGGCGGCCTCGTCAACCGCCTTCAGCATGGTTTCTTCAACCGCGTCCGCCTGAATCACCGTCGCGTCATACGTCCCGCCAACATCGCCAACGAACGTATCACCCAACTCAATATACTGATCGTCGAGAGAAGCCCACGACGGAAGCCCGCCGGACACGACGAGAACCTGGCCCGCCGACCCAACGGCCAGCCGCGCCAACCGCCGCGAGGAGTCGCTATACACCACATCCCCAAGCACTCCGTTGGAAATGCGGTGCAGCGACTCATGTTCGAATTCCGCCTGGGTCACCGCCGCCCCGGTCGAGTTGTCATGCAACAGAACGTCCGCGCCAAACACAACGGACGGCAAAAGCGCCAGGGCCAAAAACAGAAAAACCTTTCGCATTAGAACACCTCACATGTAGCGGTTGCGCCACGCTGTATTGACCGACCCCCCGGGGACGCCGGAAATGATAAGACTGTTAGTCACGCCAGCCGCCAACGTGGGGAACTGGCCATCGACGTTCGACATACTCGCGGCATAGGTATCGGTGGCCTGATCCGCCACGTCGATATACTGCGTCGCGCAATCGATGCGAATCTCGTCGGTGGAAGCCAGGGAATTCTCCCAGGCGATCTTTTCCCCCGTCGTTTCGTTCGAGATTACAACCGGCGCGCTTGTCGCGTTCGGGACAACCGTGAACACGGGCAAGGCTGGAGCCGTCCCGGCAACCACAACTGAAAACGAATGCACCCCCGATGTGATTGTCTCGTCATCGGAGCCAGCGCTTGTCGAATAGGCGAAAGGGTCAGACGCTTGGAAGGCCAGCGTAAACTTCGCCACTTTGGCGCCAGCCTCGAGTGACGCGTTAACGCCAGACGAAAGTCGCGCCATCCAATAGCGCCCCGCCCATATGCCGTCAAATATCAAGGCGGCATCCTCGCGCGAGAAAAGTTTGAGCCGGATGTTGTCGAGCGCCGTCGCCAACGCTGCCCGCGTGGCGGCCACAACTAAACATTCACAGACCAACTCGCGGGGGCCAAAACTGGAATAGCCGGCGAAGCCCCGATCCGCAAATCCAGCCTTGGCAGAAGAGAATTCGACGGGCGCAATCAAATTGCTCGGTTGCCTCGTAACGTATAGGCCATACGTCGCAAGGTCCGTGCCGCCATATGAGAGCGAGTTGGCCATTAGATCCCCATCGCCATGAGAGTATCGAGCTGGAGCGAATGCAGCCGCCGCGCGATCCGGTCAACGTCTGCCTCTTCGCGGACCACGAGCGACGCGACGTTGACCGTAAGCCCCCCGCCGCCGCCCATCATTTCGGCGCTACGCTGTGCATCGTAAACGCGGCTTCCCATTGGCAACCGAACAAGCTCGGGCCCCAACTCGCCAACCAACCCCCAGCCGCTCGCGTTCGTGCGGCCCGTGGCCGCCGCCCATGCCGGGATCGGCAGCATCTCAAAATTCACGCCGATAGTTTCCCCGCCGAGAAATTCCGGCATCGTAAAGGAAATGGCGTTCATCTTGTCGAGTAGCCAATTCCAACTCACGATGATCCCCTTAAACGCCGCCTTGAACGGCCACAAGATCGCATCCTTAACGGTCGAAAATATCGTCTTGAACAGTTCCCCCGCGCCCGTGAACATGTCGACAACCCAACCCCACGCGCCCACGATCATGTCCTTAACAAACCCCACCGCGCCGGAAAACATGTCGAAAACGAACGAAACCGTCTCGGTGAATCCCGTCTTGAGTCCGCCCCAAAGGATTTGGACTATGTCGGAAATTGCGCTTCCGAGCCAAATGACACCCTCGACCGTTTTGTCAAACAGCCACACGAGTTTTTCCCAGATCCAATACGCCGCCGCACCGATTTCGTCCCCAAAATACCAGACCACAGCGATAAGCGCGACTATTGCCACGACGGCCCAGCCGATAGGCCCAAGCATGGCGGCCCAGGCTAACTTCGCCACAACGGCAATAGCGCTCCACGCCGTCGCTATTCCTGGAAGGATTATTAGGATCGGGCCGAGCGCCAACATTACCGCGCCAAGTCCGGCGACAACAAGGGTAATTTTTCCAGCCAGCTCCTCGTTGTTTTTAACCCACGCGGTCATTTCCCCAACGATGGGCAACAGCCAATCCATCATTTTTTTCAACATAGGCAAGAGCGCCTGCCCAATCTCTTTTCTGACAACCTGCAAAGATGCGCCGAGCTGCGCCCACATAAACGCAGGATCGTTCTCCGTTTGCGCCTTGAACATTTCCGTCAGGTTCGCCCCGGCGTTGGTCATGTCTGCCGTGGCCGCTGTTACAATGTCCATCTTGGACCCGGTTGTCGCCATGATGGCGTTAAGCGCCTCGACCGACCCGAAGATGCGCGCCGCGGTTCCTTGCCAATTCTCCCCGACTTTCTTAATCTCCGTGTATTCTCCCTTTGATTTTTTCAGTTCGGCGGTGTGTTGCGCCAAGGCGTTTTTCAGTGTCTTTAGTTGCGCCTGTTCGGCCGCCGATTTTTTCTTCTTCGCGCTCATCACCGCGATCTGTTCCTTGGCCTTGGCAATGTTCGCCTCAAGCGCTGGGATTTGCGCTTCAAGCGCTTTCTTCTGTTCGAGGAGTTTAGGGTTGCCTTCCTTGAGTTGCCCGATAACCCGCTGCATGAATGCCGTATAACCTTCAGCCTTCAGCGCCGCCCCGTTGAATTCTATTCCCAGCGCCGCCGTTAGTTTCCCGGCATCCTCGGTAGGTTTTAATACGGCGGTCAGCGACGCCTTGAGCCCCGTGGCCGACTCGCTTGCGCTCAGTCCCGTTGTCGTTAGCGCCGCCACGTTCGCAAGCATGGAATCGATTGACATTCCAGCCTCGCTTGCAAGCGGAGCAATCTTTCCCACGGACGCCCCGAGCTCGTCCATTGTGGTTTTCCCGAACTTGATTGCAGTGGTGAGTTTGCCCTGAATTTCTGTGAAGTTCTTGACCGTTTCGGCCGCCGTTTTCCCCTTGAGGTTGTAGGAATTGAGAATGGATGTTCCGGCATCCAGGGCCGACCCCAACTCGCCAACGCCCGCCTTCGCACCCATCGCCGCCGCTTCCATGACTTTTATCGCGGCATCCTCTGGAATCCCGGCCGAAATTGTGTCGTAAAGATCCTTCGTGCTGCCAACCAAGTCCCCCCCCATGGTCATGGCCAACCGATCAAGCCCATCCTCCAGCTTGCCCAAATCCTTCACGCCCAACGTGGCAACGTTCGCCATGCCCGTCCCGAAATCCACCGCCCCCTTTACCGCATAGCCAAGGCCCGCGACAATCGCACCACCGGCAACGGTCATCCCCTTGCCGACCTGCTTCGCCATATCGTTGATATTGCCAAACGATTTCTTGATGTTCTTTTGCGCGGCCCCCAGAGCAGAGTTCAGCCCTTTGAGGTCGCCATTGATAAACAGGGTGGCTTTGCCGAGACTCGTTGCCATGATGCCAGCCTATTTCCGCCGCGATTTCTTCATCGCCTTTTCCATCTCTTCGGCCTGTTGGCGTTCGCGCTGCGTAGCCTTCTCGACCATTAGCATGAGTAGTTCGTCGGTCCAATTCTCGCGGATATAAACCGGGTCGACGCCCCAGGTCTTCATGGCTATTTCGGCAAGCGCGCCTATGTCGCCCGAGGCTCCGGCTGTCCGGCCGCCACCATGGCGAGCGCCGCCTTGCTCATGCGAAGCACGAAAGGGAAGCCGACCTTAAACACCTCCAGCGCCGCGTCGATCAGCTCTTCGTCCGTGGCTTTGGCTTCGATTTCCGCGCGCGGCAGATCCGGCGCGTAAAGGAAAAAGCACTCGATCAAATCCTCGAAGCCCTCGCCCAAAACGACAGGCAATGCCGCCGAAAACGCCTCGCCAAGATCGATCTCGAAATCCCCCTTCGGGTTTTTGCTTGACGAAAAAATTACTTTGGCGAATCGGCCGCATAACACGCCAACCCTGCGCCGCCAGTCGTGAGCCTCGCGGATGCGCCGGATGGGGATCTCGTAAGACTCCCCGCCAAGCGACACCCGCAAAGGCTCTGGAGGCGGCTGGCAAAACACTTTCATTGTCAAAGGCTCTGACATTAGAACCTGATCTTCCGTGCGTTTCTCGCTCATTGCATCCTCCAAGGATTACGAGTAGCTTGTCGTCTCTTCGTGAGTGATCCGCAGCCGCGAGCCAGCGGCCAGAGTGCTCACGGAGTAGGCCGCGAATTCGACGGGGACTTGATGGGACTCGCCACGCTTGAAAGCCTCCACGGTTGACCCGGTGGGCTTGACGCGCGGATAGAAATCCAACCGCTCAAGACCCGTTTCCGGGCTGTCCGAAATAATCGCCAGAGAGTTGAACGCTTGTGTTCCGCCGCCAATGCCCATTACGTTCGCCGACGTTCCCGCGCTGCTTGACGTTCCTGTCGTGAAGCTTGCACCGTGGATTACGTACGCAAGCCCCAGCAGATCGGTTTGCGCCAGAACCGTTGAAACCGATGCCGACTGTTTGTTGATTGTGGATGCTACCGGCGCGTCCTCTTGGTCCACCTCAACCTCAGTCAGTTCCGTTGTGATGGTTTGGCTAATGCCGTCTTGCGTGTATCCGAGCGAGATCCACGTTGTACTACTGTCCAAATCAGTGATCGCACCGGACGTGATCGGCGCCACCGTCGTTTCGGTTTCGAGAAGATAAATCTTCGCGTGGCCTGAAACAATTTGTGTTGCGTCACCATATGCCATTTCTACTACCTCCTGAATTCGAATCTGAATCGAGCCGCCACAAACGGCTTTTCGATTTCCTCATACCACGCGTCAACCCCGCCCTTAATCTCATGTGCCATCATTACGTGCCCCGTTGTGTGATCGCTCTGCGTAACCCCGTCGAGCGCGGTATGTAGCAGATCGTAAACGGCCCAACACTCGTCAACCGTCGCGCCCCAACATGCGAAATCGGCCTCAAGCCGCTGGACTGGAGCATTGTCGGGCGAGGGTTCGGCGTCAGTGATAAGCCACGAGACCGCCTTTGTGTCTACCGCCGCGCGCGGCAACCCTGGCGGGCCATAGAGCCGCCCTCCGGTTCCCGTATTGAGTGCCGAGTTTGCGACTAACATCTGCCGGATTGGCCCGTGGGGATTCATATTTTGCCCGCCATGTCTTTGACTGCCTGCGCCTTGTGTGCGTCAAACGCCGGTTTAAGGAACGAATGCCTTTTATGGCCCGCCCAATTCGGGTGTTTCGGTGGTCGAGCATACTCCCCAACAAAATATTGACCCGTTCCGAGCTCCTGAAACAATGCGGGAAACTCCGCGCGCACATAGCCCCAGACGAGCATGTTCGTTTCGCCGACCTTATATCGAATCTCTTGCTTCAACCTTTTCTTGCGTTTCCACAGCCCGTATTTCACGCGGTGAACAGCGGCAACCGGCGCGCGCGTTCGCGCGTCTTGCGCGATGGCCTTTACCGCGTTATGTATTCCATTCCTGACAACATCGACAACCTTCCCACCGACAACTTGGAACCGCTGTTGTATTGCGCCAGCGTCGCTTTCAAATTTGAAGTTGAATATCGGCTTTGCGCCCATCATCAATCCGCCTTCATGAGGTCGATTTCTGTGTGGTGAGCCCTGCCGCCGCCAGGGTTGCGCACTACCTCGACCTCGTAAGTCGCGCTGCTATCGTCAAGATTGACTATCCGATCCGTCTCAACCACGTCCGCGCCCATGGCAACATGAGCAACTTCTTTAGTCACAACCGCCAAAACGCCGTTGACTTCCTCTTGCCCACGCTTAACGAAAATGCGCCCGGGAACCGTCATAACTTCCGCAAACGCCCCGGACGGGTGGCCGCTCTTGTCAACGGACGTCCCGCCGCGCCGCATGATTTTAAGCCGATGTATGAGAAGGCCGCCGTGGCTCATGTCGTGTAGGCCCCCAGGAGGCGAGCCAACATCTTCGGGCGATCCACCGCCGTGAAACTGTAGTCCCCGACGCGCTCGCTTTGTATGCCATCGGTTCCCCGAAAAATGAGTTCGGCCAACAATAGCGCCGTCCGCTCAATCGGTTTCGGCCATCGATAGATAGATGCGGCCTTGGCGGTATGAGCCGCCGCCGTTGTCCCGTTGACCCCACGCTCGACCGTGGCCGTTTCGCTGTCGTCCGTGGTGAGAGTCGTGATATAGAGTTGCTCGGATTCCATCAAGAGCGTCTGGCCGACCTCGACCAGATCCTCGCCCCCGGCCGCGAAAACAAGCGAGGTGTCTGCCGCGTCCGCAAGAGTGCCAGTTGTCCCGCTCGCAATGTATGGCGTAGCCGAAACGCCGTCGCCAAATCCAAAGACGCCCGTCATCTTCACATACCGCAGGCGGTTCACTGGCAAGGCGTATGTGGAGTTCGGCGCGACAAGAAGACTCCGCTTCGGAAAGCCGTTGCTCGGTTGCAGAATGTAGTGAGTCCCCTCAGTCCACGCTTCCCCGTCGTGCGTATTGTCCAACTCGCTATCGGTTGCAAACGCGGAAACAGACAAGACGGGATCGAGTGACATACGCCACGACTTGGGGCCGGTGTCGAAATACCGCGCTTCCGTGCGCGAGTAGAAATGACACCCGCAATGGTTGTCGATTTCCCGGCTCGCCATCTCAAGGACATCAAGCAACCGAGTGTCGAAATCGGTTACCGCCGCCGCGATGCCGACGGCCGCCTTGAGTTGGGGCAGGTTTGCGTAAGTGTTCATTTGACTGCTTCATCGTCCGGAGTTACAGCAGGTTTTACGGCCTTAACCACCGGCGATACATGGCCGTGAATGGATACAACAGAGGCGTCTTGCGCTGTGCCCCCCGCGATCAGTTGCGCCGCGATATGTGGAGCCGTTTCAACTTCTTGCCCGGCGATCCATCTACGCCAAGGCCGCAGCAAGTGGATTTTCTGCATCATCGTCTTTGCCTTCTTTCTTTTTTTCGTCTGTCCCTTTGAGCGCGTCCAACACCTCGCCGGGATCGTCCCCCCGCTGGATCGCGTCGAACTGGTCGGCGTAACAGAGCTTCGCTTCCATCTTCTCGTTGTAAAAACCGACGAACTCTTCTTGATGGCCGATGCGGACGCCTGGATGGATAGCAATCGTATGGCCTGCTTCCCGCCACACCTTCCAGAAATACATGTCGGGGTCGATGCGCCCGTCTCCGTACCCGCCATCGGGGCCGGGAACAGATCGAAACATCGTCGGAACTTTGGCGCCCGGCTCCATCGGAAGCGACTTGAGCAAGGAGGCCTTGATTACCGTTAGCCCGAAATGCGCCGCAATCGCTGGGATAGGCGCGCCAGTGACTTGAATGTCCTCTTTGCTTCCACAGAACAATAAGGCTCGATCCGACCCGCGCCGCTTTTGCAATGCCGCAATGGCATCAATCTTCGGGTCTCTCGCCAGTGCCGAAAGTAACGCCTGCACATGGCCGGCATCGAATATCGAGTCGTAGTCGAGAGTAACAACCCACTCGATCCCCGCATCAATGCAACCCTCAAACGCCAGTTGCATCCCCTGCTCGTATCGATAAGCCCCGCCAAACCAAAACAGGGGAATCTTCAATTGTGCAAGCGTGCCCACCGACCGGATTAAAGCCTCGGTCGATCCCCATCGCGGGATAGTCATCACCGCCCGCATTTTATTGAACACGGCCCGCTCTTGCCCGTCTTCATCCGTGACTCTTTCTATTTCTGACATCCTTTTTTCCCTTTCTCATATCCATGTCATCCCAACCAAAGGTAACCAGTCCCGGCTCCGGCGCTCCCGGTATTCGCGACGTTGATCGTGAGTGTTCCACCGCCGACAGCGGCCAGACTTGCCGAGCCTGCGTAGGTGTTCGTCGTGTTGTCACAGTTCATCCCGGCTCCGAGCAGCACATCCCCGCCGCTTCCGTCCTCAATCGTTATGTCGAAGTTGTCGGCAGGCGCGGCGGCCCCCCCAGCCGGGACAACCTGAAGCCCGTGGATTTTCCCGACATACCAGTTCGTCGTTGCTTGTTCCAGATCCGCCCCGTCGGCGGAAACCCAGGCAAACTTGATTGCCTTCGTCCGTCCGTTGCGCTGTTGCGCCGCGAGGTTTTCTGTTACAGTTATCGCCATCGTTGCTACCTCCTATACCGCCGCTGCGTCGCGCGCCTGTATGAGGCCGTAAAAATCCATAGCCTCGGCGACGTCGTTGTTTTCGATGATCCAAATAGGAACACCGCCCCGGTCATGCCAAACCTTTAAGGGGCCGAACCATGACCATTGCCAGATCGGCCGAAAGTTCCAGTTCATCGGCAAAACAAACGGGTTGCATTCCAAACTCGACACGGCGCGCGCGAATCCGGCCTGATCGTTGTACGGCATTCGCTTTTTGATCCCGCCGTCAGTCCACGTAATGCTCGAATCGATTACATCATTCCACCGGCCCCACTGGAGGAAGATTGGCGCGGCCGCCTTCGTGAAGAATATGACGCCCGTGTTGTATTCGACAACGTCTCCGCCGATGGACGGATAGCGCCGCGCCCATGGGCATTCGCAAACACAACAGGCGAGGCCGTGGCGTTGCGCCATGTCGAAGCCAAAAGACAGATCGCCCAACACAACCGTGTCGGCGTCGAGAAAGACCGTCTCGTCGAATGGCGACAACTCGCACATCTGGCTTTTGCTCAGTAGGCTCGCTGGTTCGTCCAGGCGAGCGACATGAACTGGCAGGTCCGGGTGGACGGCGCGGAGCGACGCCAGGGACCGCTTTAAAAGCGATTCCTGGTCGTCGCCCCATACGATGTAAAGCGCGCCTCGCGGCATCGTGTTAGCTCGCGATCACAACGGTATCGGGAAAGACGGTCAAGCCGACCGCGCCTTGCACCATGTCGCTTGTCGATTGCGGCGATTCCGCGCAACGGCTAAGGATCGCCATGGCGGCGATGTGTCCCGTAGCGTTGGTCGTTGACCCTTGCAGCACGGAGACGTTGACATAGCGATCCCGCGCCACCCCGGCGGGGATGTCGCAAATAACAAGCCCATGGTTCGTGCTTGTCGTGACGGACTGTGTGGCGACGACGGTCACGAATGTGGTGTTGTCGTCGCTGTCGCCGAACGAAATGACGGACGAGCCGTTGGTTGTCGTTGACGGCACGATTGAGACGACAAGGCGGACCTCGTCATAGCCCCGAGTGTCGCAGGAACCACTTACGGTTTCCGCCGCCGTAACCGCCGCATTGATCAGCGGAATAAGGACGGCGTTTTGATTCATTTGCATTGCTCTTACCTCCTGGCCGTTGGCCTTGGTTTGCGGCGCTCTTACGAGCCCGGGGTTGCGAGGACGATCGCGTGCGATTTTTTGCGCGTGGCGGCAGTACTCGAGTTGTTGCCCATGCCCGAACAGTTGATCGCGAAACGCTGGGTGAACTGGAGCAACGTTTGATGAGTCCGGCTGTAGAGGTACGGGTTGACAAACATCGTCATGCCGCGGCGCTCGCCGAACCGGACGGCGTTGTTCAGGTTGCCCATAATCAGCAGGCCGGTAGTCGAGACTTGCGCGGCGACTGTCGAGTTCATGATTTCGACGGGCTGAATGGGCATTCCGGCATAGACACCGCCCGGAGCGCGTACCATGTCGGCGGTAGTGTTTCCGCCAGCCGCTCGCGTGAGCCTCCACAGCGATACCGAAATCCCAACCGGCGAGCCGAAAATGACGCTGCCCCTCCACGATTTCGGGTGGAGTTTGGCGAGCATCCCGAGAATATCGGCGTCGTCGAGAGTTACGAATGCCGTGTTGCCGCTGAGTGCTGTGTACAGCGCGTTCGTGTGGTTTGCCGCACCCGTGGCGATGATCCCGATTTGGTTGTGGTAGTCGCCCGTGCCGTCGCCGAGAAAGACAACGTTGTCCTCAGCGTCCGCAAAAGCCCAAGCGGCAGACTGCGTAACCAGATCGGCCATGCTGATGAAAGAGTCGTCGCTTAGGTCATTAGCGATAATAACGTCCACGCCCCACTTTTTCGCGGTCAACGAAATCATGTCGAGCGTCGGATTCGATAGCGTTGACGTGCCGATTTCGCCGATGGGATAGGCCGTGCAATCGCCGTTCGTGCGGGGCACTTGCACAACGTCCGACGCCATCGGAGTGACGCTGCAGTAACGCCGCGCGATCCCGCGCTCTTCGCGCTCCGCGATGATCCCCTTTTCCAGCACTGGGGCGACAACGTACCCGCCCGTGTAGTTGTCCGTGCCGCTCATCGCGGCTTGGATCATCGGAACCCCGGCGTCCTTGCACCACTGAATCGACGGGCCGTGGTCGAAAATCGCCGCCGCACACCAACGGCCAGCGGCGTACGCCTCTTTTTCCGCGTTCGGTCCGTGGAAGCATTTCGGCTTTTGCAGACACGTTGCGAACTCCACCTTGGAGGCGATTGGATTCGTATCCGGCGTTCCGGCCTCCAGACGCTCGTGGCGGTCCTTTGTTTCGGCGCGCGCGAGGATTTTTTCGTATTCCTCCATGTGCGCGTCATACTTCGCTTGCTCCGGCTCGGTCATGGCCCGGTCCTCGACGTCGGCCTTTTGGAAAATGTCGTCGGCCTTGGTCCAGATTTTCGCGGCGTCTTGCCGCAACTCATCAACCCCTGCGTTTGGCATATCGTGGCCTCCTTATTCGCAGTTCGTTTGCGCAGCCAAGGCCGCGTTTTTATGTCCCAAACGGGCGGCGGCATGGCGGTGTCTTTGCCGCTCGCGCTCGCGGTCATACGTTGGAATTGGTTCCGGCTCCGGCTCGGGCTCGGGCTCGGGCTCCGGTTCGGTTTTCGCTTGTAGGGCTTCGGGAATCTTGGTGTAGCCCAGCGCGGTCAGGCGCTCCGCAGAGGCGAACGTTTTCGCCGCAACGACTCCCACCTCGTCGGCAAGACCCGCATCGACTGCCTCAGCGCCGTTGAACCAAGTTTCCGCCTTGACCCACGCATCCACGGTTTCGGTCGGTTGCTTGCTCTTGGTTTGGTAGATCGACGACAACTCGCCATCGATGCGTTCGAGGAGTTCGGCCAGCTCCATCAATTCGTCGGAGTTGCCAACGGCCACGCCCCAGGCCTTGTGAACCATGAGCCACGCGCCGGTATTCATGACGATCTTGTCGCCAGCCATGGCAATGATACTGGCCGCACTTGCCGCCAATCCGTCGACGTACACGTGGACGGGCGCGGCATGTGCTTTAAGCAAGTTGAAAATCGCAACGCCGTCGAAGACATTGCCGCCGATGGAATTCAATCGAAGATCGATCCGCACAACATCGCCCGAGGTACGAATGATTCCCGCGATTTGCTTAGCGCCGATGCCCCCGTAGGAATCGATTTCCTCATACAGTTCCATTTCGAGGACCGGCCCGTCATCCGACGGCACCACTTTGCTTTTGATTTCCGATGGCGTTCCGCGTTGCTCTTCGATGCGGTTCAGATAAGCCATTGCCTTTGCTCGGTATTGTTCTATGTTCACAAGGACGCCCCGTTTCCGTTGCTGCCTGCAACTGCCAGGCGCGAGGCCAGCCGCGCCGCGGCGTCGGCCTCTTCGGTTGTGACTTTTTCCCCAGCATCAACCATGTTTGCCGGCGTCCAGAACGTGTCGCCGATTTCAGGATCGAGCCGGGGCAAGTTTTCTTTTGGTCGAATGTCGTTGACGCTCAAAAAGCCCGCCGTGCGGCCGATGTTGTAGGCCGTGTATCGCGTCTTGATGTCGGCCCGCAGTAGTCCGGCGAGGTTGAATTCGGCGAAATATCGAGCGCGGCATTCCGGAGAAAGTAGCTGCCTGTGGATCGCCGATTCCCATGCAACCGTGATGGGAAGCAACGTCCGGGATAGATACCCCAGCATCTGTTGTTCGATCCCCGTTCCCCACGACGTGCTTTTTTCTGTGTAACCCAACATCCACGGCGGGATACCAAAGATCCGGCCACAGATTTCTTCGAGTTGAAATTTGCGAGTCTCTAAAACTTCGGCGTCTTGCGGAGAGATCGTAAGAGATTCGAGCGTTAATCCACCTTCCAGGACCGGCGGCATGCCCTGGTTGGCCCCGGACGTAAATTCCATATAGTCGTCGCGGATACGGTCTCGGATGGCTTTTGCGTCGGCGGGCGTTCGGCCCGCTTTGCCCGGCAGCACAAGCGCAACGGTAGACTTCAAATTGTTGCGGTTCATCCTGGCCTGGGTCTCTTCAACCGCCAGACCGAGACCTACCGCGTTGCGGCAGGCCATGATTGGGGACATCCCACGGAGCCCGTCGTCGTCCGGCATCCCCATAACGTGAAAGATGTCTTGCGGCAAATACCGCTTGACCGCCTTCCCGTCGACCCGCACGTCATAAACCCGCTTGCCTTCAGGCGTGACGCCTACAGTCACGGTGTCGGGATGGATCGGGATAAGATGCTTTGGTTGCCCGCCGAACTTCCCGCCAGGGAATTTCGGGGCGAAGCAATAGAAATTGCCCCGGAGGTTCAGGTGTTTTTGCCCAAGCGTTTTCCACGTCCGCGCGTCCATGTCGGGATTCGGCTCGTCATGGAGCAACGCCCACATGCGATGTTCACGCGCGGCGTGGCGGCCGTCTTCGCCGTCTCGCTCGAAAAAAAACAACGGGGCGCTGGCGATGTCCCCGCACAAGATCCGGTTACAGCCGAATACAGCCGCCGATTGCATTGCGAGCGACGGCGTAACGGCTATTCCTGCGGCCGTCTCGAACATCGCGCCCATATAGTCGCGCTGGAATGTCTCGTAAGAAATCGTCGTCGCGTTGCGAAACAGCACAGCAGCCGCGCCACGAAGGCGGTCAATGATTCCCATGGCTGCCCCTCTCGGGCGTGGACGTATCCATGGGTCAATCGGTTATGCGGTTTGGCCTAATCTGACAAGGTTTCAGGAAAAAAGGAATTCCTTTTTTCAGGGAGTCACTCCCCATCTGTGGCGAATCTCTCCTCGATTGTTTCCTTGACGATTAGCTCGACGCTCGCGTTCGGCTCTTTGGCTCCGCGCCGTCTCATTTTCTCCGCGACGATGGCCAAATGAGTCTCGTGGTCGAGTTCTGTTTGGACCTTCGTTCCTTCCCCTCTTTCTATCTTGCTCATTGCCTGGCCTCTCTCTCTTGGCTTTTGGTAAAACAACCAGAACACATTTCACGCTTCGGATCGAACGTGCCTGCTCCGAATTCTTTTGCGCAAACCGAACAGGCCGGCGTCCCGTGTTCGCTCCAGAATGCGATATCGTGATAATACCGCTGTTCACTCGGAACCGACAACGGAACAAGAGGTACGCTCCCCTCGTCAACCGCTTCGATGGAAAGAGCCACACGAACAACCCGCGTCGCGTGATTGCGGACATACTCATATTCACGAGCCTTCATCATTTCCTCCGCCGCCTTCCGTGGCGTGACGAACCTCATGGCCGCTTCGATGCGCCCGAATTCATATCCAAGGCTGATGTCGTTGTGTCCATGGTCCATGTCGCCCCACGTTAAAAACCGCCGCGGCCCCGCCCCCAGAACCTCGATTGCGTAATGCGCTTTCTCCATTACCGTTCTCCTTTCAAATTCACATCCCGCTGTATGAATACACGCCCTGCACGCCGGCCATAGCCGCGCGCATGGCAGTGACTAACGCGCTCACTCCGTCGATTCGCTCCCTTGACTTCTTCTTGTCCGGCGCCACATTCTCGTTAGCGTCCAGCCGGGCCACACAATTCGAAGCACACCACGTCATGACGGGGTTGTCGTCATGCCGGAGGCCGTTGCTGGCCACGAGGCTTTCAATCTCTTTCATCGGCTCCGAAAGTGAGACGTAGCCTTGTCGCACCTCGACGGCCCATTCTTCCGAAAAGCCCTGGTCTAACAGGTTCTCAATAAAATTCGACGCGTTGTAGGAATCATAACCAAGCGCCTGAATATCGAAGCGCCTCGCCGCCTTGACGATGTAGTCGAGGATGAAACTGTAGTCCACATTCCAACCGGGCGTTGCCGTCAAGAACGCTCCGCTGTGCCATACGTCATAGGGAACACGATCTTCTTTCGACCGCGCCGGGATGCGTTCGAGGGGAACCCAAAAGTGGGGAAGGATGCGCCAGTATTCATCGGCTTCGGTTGGCGGGAACACGAGAACGCAAGCCGTCAAATCGATCTTGCGCGACAGGTCGAGCCCGGCGTAACAGGTCCGGCCCTCCAGTTCCGACTCGGGAAATTTCGCGTCCCCACATTCCCGCCAGCGATCCATGTCGAAAAAACATTCCGCCGCGTCGACCCAGATATTCAGATGATACCGCATGAAGGCGTTAAGGAATGACGGCGAAGCCTTCGCCCGCGCGGCAGCCGACTGGATGGATTCGAGGCTTGCCGATATTCCAAGGTTGGGGTTTGACTTCGCCCATACCCGTGGATCGTCCCAGCGCGCCTTGTCGTCTGGATCGGCCGCGACGATGTAGGCGAAATGGGTATCGAGTTCGACAACGCGGTCAAGGATCTTTTCGGCCAGGTCGTGCTCTTGCCAGCCCGGGCCCTTGGCCATCTCCCCGGCCGTTGTAATCATGAGCACAATCGGTTGACTTCGAGAGCCGCTGGCCGTCGACAACACGTCTATGACAACGCGCGTTTTGTGCGCGTGAACTTCATCGATGATGCAGCCATGAATATTGAGCCCGTCCAGGCTGTTCTCTTCGCTTGACAGTGGCTCGAGTACGGACGCAAGGGAGGGAACCTCTATTGACCCGACGTTGATCTTGACCAAATCCGCAAGGTCCGGAGCCTTGCGCAAGATCTGTTTGGCGTTCTTGAATACGATTCGCGCCTGATCTTTTTTCGTCGCGGCCGAAAAGACTTGGGCCCCGGCCTCCCCGTCGGCGATCAGCAGATACAGCGCAATGGCGGAGGCGAGCATTGTCTTTCCGTTTTTTCGGGGAACCTCGATAAACGCGGTTCGGAACCGGCGAAAGATCCCGGCCCCGATTCGCTCCCACCGCGTCATTGCCGCCGCCTTCTTCGGCGTTATTCCGGGGGGGAGAATCTTCCAACCGAAGATCGGTCGGACAACATCGTCGCGTTGCCAGCCCGAAAGGATGAAAGGCTTGCCAGCGAATAGCCCCTCCCAATGTTTGCAATGCCGCTCGATGAAATTGACCGCATGTTGCGCGGCCTCTTCGTCCCACCACAGGCCGCGCTTCTTGCCGTCGCGCAAGTCGCGCGTCTGGCGATCTTGCGCCAGATCCACCCAACGGCAGACGGGGGAGAATCGAGGCTTGCGTTTTTTTCTTGCCATATCGTTTCCAAAAAAAAGAACCGGCGTCCCCTTGTGGGGATTGCCGGTTCGCGGAGTTGTTCCGATCCAGTAGTTTTGTGCGGTCAATCAGTCGGGCGTGACCTTGATTGTTTCCTCCTTTTTCAGTGAGACAATCTTCCCCGCCTCGAATTTGAGAGTTAGGGCGCCATAGAATTTCAACGCAACCAAGCGCCGAATCTCTTCAAAGATGTCTTCGCGCTTAACGATCATAGCGGTCCTTTGGCAATTCGGCTAGCGGAATTTGAGAAGACCTTGTCTTGTCTTGCCGTGCCTTGCCGCGCCATGCCTGGCCCGGCCGGGCCATGCCACGCCCCGCAAACTCCGAAACTTGTGAAGACCTTGTCTTGCGTTGCCGAGCGTTGCCCGGCCCCGCCTAGCCTTGCCCGGCCGCGTTCAACCCTTGCCGTTCTCGAACAGTTGCAGCACGTCTCTGTTCGGCAATCGCTTTGCCGCTTCCGCCGTGGCGTTTTCCAATCGAAGGATAGACTTCTTGGTCATCATCTGCCGAAGAACGCCAAGCATCCCGAGGAACGTATTGTGCTTGACTTTCTCCACGTTTGGCAGAGTCTCGAAATCGACCTTGATGATTCTCTGGCCTGCCCTTCGCGCCGTTTTTCGGATATGACGAATCGCGTTGTTCCCCGTTGCGACAATCTCCGTGTCGTTGAGTCGCTTCAATCCTTCGTTGAAAACGACGCCGAAGACGATCTTCTGCGGTTCGCGTTCGCACATGCGCCGCGCCGTGTCCATGGGCCCGCGCTTGATTTGGACATCGAACCCCACGATTTCGGAGAGTTCGAAATACGAGATTGATTCGCCCACCTCGGCCTTGCTAAGTCTGTTGCAGATCAACTGAGCCTCGACCGATGTTTGAAACCGCGATTGTCTGGCGTCTATTTCGATGTCTTGCGTTTCTGTTGCCGTCTGTTCGGTCATTCTGATTCCCCTTTCTTGGTCCTGCGAATTTTGTAGAGACCTTGTCTTGCGTTGCCGCGCCCCGCCGTGCCTTGCCGAGCCATGCCCCGCCCCGCCATGCCCGGCCACGCCCCGCCTGGCCACGCCGCGCTAAACCTCCTTCAAACTCAGCACGTCGAACCTGCCGTAGAAACCATTGTTCCGAGGACGGAACCGACCGATCCCGATGAACTTGCCAGACTGTTCCAGATGCAGCGCCAGCACGTCTTTCGTAATCGTTTCGTCCAACACATAGAACAGGACCTCTCCCTCCCATTTGGGGATATACGGGAACCACTTCATGACCCGCTTCCCGCCCCCGCGCCTGCCGTCCGAGGGAACGAACAACCCCTCAATCGGCACATCCTCCTTCTTGATCCCGAGCGGCACAGGGTCCATGACAAGCAGCCCGGCCTCGAAATGCTTCGTGTAGGTGTTCTTGCCCTTGCCGGGAATCTGGATTGACAAATACTTCGCGGCCTCCGCCAAGCAGTTCTTGAACGCCATTGGCGGGATGAACACCATCCCGTCTTCGTCAACGTGCAGACGATCACGGCATGTTCTCCGCTCGTATGCGTCATGCCCTTCCTTTTCCAACTTTTCCGTCTGGTGAAACTTCGACTGCGAATACACACTTACCGACTTCAGCCTTGCGACGAACGTTTTCATTCTCGATCCCCTTTCTTGGGATTGCCTGCAAAATTTGTAGAGACCTTGTCTTGCGTTGCCGAGCCAAGCCACGCCGCGCCGCGCCGTGCCTTGCCCAGCCCCGCCCTGCCGAGCCTTGCCACGCCTAAACTCAAATCATCCAACCCCCTTCTCACCACGGTCCAACCCGAGAAACTCTTTCAGGTCCGCCGACCGCTTGTCCCCAACCGTCGAAACCAAACCTATCCGCGCCGTCGGAGAGAACCCAA